ATTGAGAAGAGAAACGAATAAACATATCATCTTGAGTAGAAGTATCTGCTATTGTTGTTTCTGTTCCAAATAAAACTAAGTGACGATCAGGAGTAGAGACTAACATGTCTCTGGATGCTGTTGGCGCACCACTAATAACAGTGGCTCTTGTAGAAGTAGCTGCGGCTAAATCTGAATCCCATTCAAAGACAGCTCCATTATGAATTAAAGCAATAAGAGTTGATCCTAAATTGTCCAAGGACCATAGACCGGGATCAGTTACTTTATCTGTATTAGCTGCAGGAGATCCCCATCCTGTAAAACTAGAAGCATTAGTAACTGCACTTAGAGAACTCCATGATTGTCTTGTAGAGTTTAAAACTCCTCTAGTAATACCCGTAATATTACTTCCTGATACTCCTGTGTATGAAATTAATTCACTGCCAGCTACACTTCCAATTGTTCCAACTGTTATGTAGTTAGTTCCTGAAGAAGGAAGTCCTGTAGTACTTGTTAAAGTAATATCGGTTCCTGATCCACCTGTTCCAAAAGCATTATCTGATAATGTTCCATTTAAAGTTGTTGTAACCGCTCCTAAAATATTACCACCAAATAATGATATACCCCATCCATAAGCTCCCACCTGTTCGGCTGGTCCTACAGAATAGTATCGATAGTAAGTTATACCTCCAGAAGTAGTTGCTCCTGAACCTGATTCATTGCTGGCCATTGTAATAGTAATAGTCGTAGAAGTTGGTGCTGATGTTACCATATATTTTTTATCAGCAAAATCTGCGGCTACATAGTTAGAATTAGTTATAGATGTAAAAGTAGTTGAATCTCCAAATAGAATAATGTCTCCAGCTGCAAAACCAGGAGCAACACTAAATGTAATAGTAACTTCATCTGATCCATTAGTTGTACTGAATGCGCTAGTGATAGCGGTGCCTGATGGATTAACTAAAGGGTGAATGTCATAATAAACACCCCCTGTGTAAGCGTATAAAATTCTATTGGTTCCAATTATTGCATACTTAACAGAAGTTTTATTAACCATATGATGTAGCGCTCGCGCGACACCTGTTAATTTACTTTCTCCTAATTGATTCCAGCCACCTAATTTTTCAGGTGTACCATATCTAAAGCGAACATTTTCTCCACCTGTCCATTGTGCTTCCGCTCCGGTAGGTGTAATTTGTTTGTTGAACCCTGGTAAGAAACCTATTTTTTGTAACATATAACTCCATATTATGTATTCCTTATTGGTGGAATACCTAACATCGGCCTTTTGTCGAACCTGTTCTTTTCAGCAAAAGGACCATTGACATGGTTATAATGAAGAAAGACCTGTCCACACACGTCCCCTTCAAAGGGTTCTCTCCAATGTTCTAATTCGCATCCACTGTACACCAACATATCTCCTACTTCAAGTAAGACTTTAGTGCCAGCAGGAGCATTGGGTTTGATTAAATTTTGTTCTTCATTGATGACATTATTAGCTCCAGTACCATCTATGAAGATGGGCCAAGGATGACCTCCTAAATGAATAGTAGTTGAAATTTCACAGCTGGGTCTATCCTTATGACGTTTTAAAATGTCTCCTTTTTTATAAAGCCTAGCATAAGAATAAGTAGGAACTAATTGTAGCCCTGTTTCCTGGACCATGACTGGTAGTACTTTAACCAGAAGAGTCTCCATAACATTATCCGCATAACACGAAAATGTATTAGGTATCTGTTTATCTGTCCAGGTGCCAAGCATGCCATTATCATAGGTTAAATTATTATCGTACATAAATTTAACCGCGTCTCTCTTCAACAGAAAATAGTTAAAGATAAAGTTAGCTAGCTCGTAGCTAATTGCTCCTTTAATGACTTGATATTTATTAAAAGCCATGTTTTTGATAATTCTTTGGCATTACTTCCCATATAATACCATTTTGTTTTTTAATCTTTAACCCTTCTTTACTATGAAATAAATCTTCTATATCTTTTTCTGTGTTAAGAACCCTCCCATTTAAGTCATTGTTTTGAGGGTCATGTAATTTTATAACACAAGGAATTTTTTCTATTCCTAGTTCTTTGGCTATTACCATTCTATTATTGCCGACCGTTACTTTGAGCGTGCCATCTTTTAATTGATTAATATATACTGGATCCCTTAACCCATATTTTGATACAGATTGTTTAAGAGTAGTATTAAATTTGTTCTCCTGTCCATTGATAAACTCTGGTCTTGTAAGATGAGTAATATCTTGAGTAGAAACTTCTTTATAAACTAGGCCTGTCATTGAAATCCTTCTTGTATAAAATTAAAACTTACTGATATTCTTATATCATTTGATTCATTGGGTTCAACGGAATGCCACATCCATGCAGGAAATATAATAATTCTTCCAGGAACAGGATCTAAATTTACATCTCGCCATAGATCTCTACCAGGATCACCTGATTTTCGTACTGGCATGATTAATTGAATCCCTGGTCTAGGGTCATAGAGTCTTAGTCTACCAGAATTAATGTTTGATTTAATATAATACACTCCTGTGTATAAACAATTAGGATGTACATGAGGTTGATTGGATCCACCAGGCGGATTAATATTAGCCCACATATTTCCTAGTTTAGCTTCTCGATCTAAATGTTGATCGTCCCATACCTGTCTCATGGCTAAAAAGAGTTGATCTACTAAAGGTTTATATTCTGATTTTGTTTGCATATCAGTTTGGGAATGCCAGCCTTTAACATTTGTTTTTTGTACTCCCTTGTCCTGCTTAGACCACTCAAGAATATCTTTTTCTAATTGTGGATTAAGTTGAGGAGCGTTAGGAACATCAAAGCCATAAACAATGGTTGGAAAAAATTGCTCTTTCATCATCTAAAAGGTTTACCTCCAAACCAAACAACCAAAGATTGTCTCATACCTTTTTTAACTGTATTGACTCTATGATTTAAAAAGGAAGCAAAACAAATTGCATAACCTTGTTTTAAAGGTGCATATTTACCGGGCGCCATAATTTCTAATTCTCCTCCTTCAAATTCTGCTGGATCATTTAATAAAAGCGTCATTGATATTTTTCTAACCGGCGGTTCGTGTTGCATGTTTACATCACAGTCCATATGCCAGTCATAGAATCCTCCTTCAGGATATTCTGTGAACTGGACATTCTCCGTTATTTGAATATCACCAAATCCAAAATGATTCTCGTTAGCTTGAACAATAAATTTATAAAGATCGCGATACAGGTGCTCCATTTCTTTAAATGGAATCCAACTGATCGTGGTAACTCTTTTTTTAGTATCGGTTCCTCCGCCAGGTTTATTCATTCCCACTTGTGCGGTTTGCGGTTTTTGTCTTCTTCCAGCTTCTATAATCTGTCTACATTGATCGGGTGTGAATAATGGAGTTGTAGTTTGTATAATCCAACTTTTCCATTTTGGTTCTCTTAAGTGTATATTTTCGTACATTAATTTCTTCCTCTGTTTCTTATAGGATCATACTCGACATCCATGTTCGCTGATAGACTTCTTCTCGTTCCTGGTCCATTAAATGGATAGACCGTGTGTCTCATATCATAAGGAAAGACATAAAAATCCCGTTCGTTTAAGTCTGGTTGATAATCAATGGCTGCAAACTGGCCTGATGCTGATCCTAAAATTTGTAATCGTCCATTTTGTGGTTGATGACCAGATGAATATTCTACACCAAAAGATTCAGGAAGTTTTAAAATCATGACTGAAGATAATCCTGTAAACAATGTTCCTTGATGAACGTGCACTGGATTGTATTCATGTTCAAACATTTGATTTACCCATACAGAATTTAAGTGTGTTTTATAATCTGAAATTTTATTCCAGTCTAGATAATGTCTGAACATCTTTTCAAACCACTGAAGAACAGTTTGAGGTAGTAAGTTATGTTTTGTCATTCTCTTACTGTCTTCACCTCCGTAAAATAAAGAATGTTCCTTCTCGATTTTACCTACCAGTTGTTTATTGGCTCGCGGCAATGTTGGATACTTGGTCTCATAAATATGGTTTAAAGTATTGTATACATCAAGAGGTGCTTGATATCTTAAAACAGTTTGTCCTAAAGGGACTACTTTAAAATCTAATGTGTCCATATTTTTCTCTTATTCTTTGTGGAATTTTTTCAATGTAGGGGTTGTATTCTTTCTTAATTTCATTCCGGATAGTATGCATATTTTTTCCTACAATTCCATCGTTATATCCCAGTCCATTAATATTGATCTGTTGCAAGTTTTGAAATTGATGCGCGTAGTAGGGCTCTTCTAAAAATTTATATACTTCTTTAATACAGTGTTCTGGATTACTAACTAGGTCGTCATACTTTAAATAATAACAGAGGTCTTTATAATTAAACGAGTTTTTTATAGCTTCTAATTCCTTTGCGACCCCTCCCTCTTTATTCATAATTTTACTTAACTTTTTC